ATCCTAGCTATGAGTCAAAAGGCAAATACTAACCCAGGTTGGGGACCTAATGGCTCAAACACTTACGACATATTCCTTTACAAGGGAGGCGGGGCGTGTCATCATTATTGGACGCGTGAAACTTACAAGCGTTTTACGGACCCACGTAAAAAGGGAGCGCAGGAAATAACACCGGCGGAGGCAAGAAAAGCGGGCGAAATATTGCCGGCTCCGTTTGACAAAGCAGATGGCAAGGATTATAAGAAAGAAAGCCAGCTAGTTTATACGGCTCCTATTAATATGCCAAATCAAGGATTTTTAAAATAACATAAAATGGCTCAAGCGCTTTTCGTTTCAAGAGAGGATATCGTAAAATTCACAGCCGTTAACGGTAATGTGGACGTAGATAAATTTATTCAGTGGGTTAAGGTTGCACAGGATACTCACATCCAGGGGTACCTAGGGACCAAGTTATTTAATAAGATAAATGACGGTATTGTAAACAATAATTTACAATCCGCCTATACTATGTTACTTAACGTTTACATTAAGCCTATGGTTATCCATTGGTCTATGGTAGAGTTCTTACCGTTTGCAGCCTATACGATTGCTAACAAAGGGGTCTTTAAGCACAATAGCGAGAATAGCACTAACGTAGATAAATCGGAGGTAGATTATTTAGTAGAGAAAGAGCGTTCAATAGCCGAGCACTATACTCGTCGCTTCATTGATTACATGAGTTTTTACCAAAGCAATTACCCAGAATATAACACGAACTCAAATGCGGATATGTTCCCAGATAAAAAATCGGACTTCGGTGGCTGGTATCTCTAATGCCTATAAGCCTAAGAAAGAAAACGTTAAAAAGTTAAAAATATACTTAAACAAGATAAAAAATGAGTCTTAATTTTACGCACATAAAAGGGGATACGTTCGACGAAGTGGCCTTTGAATTAAAGATTAATAACGTAGCGGTCAATCTTACCGGTGCTGTCATTAGGATGCAATTAAGAAAGAGTGCTAGCGACTCGGTAGCTGCCCTATCTTTAACCTCCGCTTCCTCGGCCGGTATCACAATTACCAACGCTTCGGCCGGACAATTTAAAATTAACAAGCAAATTATTGATATTGAGGTGTTCAATTATTCCTATGACATTCAGTTCACGCTATCAGGCGGGGACGTGAAGACTTACGTACAAGGAACTTTTAACATTACACCAGAAATAACTCGATAACAAATGGACGATATTACAATCGGAGTAACCGAGAACGTTAATAATATTAGCGTTACGGCACAACCTAACGACCAAATTATAGATATTGCGGTAACCGAAACCGTTGAAACGGTATTGCTAGACGTAAGCACTACGGTTCAAGAGGTTAGTGTGACGGCTACTCAGAACGTAATAGTCGAAAATATAACGGTAGACTACGTATCTAATGAGAACCATATAGATATTAACGTAACTGACGCAAGCCAAGACGTTACTTTAAACGTTACGCCTACGCTTATCGAGATTAATATCTTACGTTCAGGTGGCGAGGTCAATATCTTACAATTCGATAGCCTAGCGGACTTCCCTACGACTGGGTCTAGTGACTATTTCTACCTAGCAAAGGACACAAATAAGCTTTATAGATGGACCGGCTCGGCTTATGCTGAGATTTCGGCTACGGCTAACGCGGTTTGGGGGCAGATTATCGGTACTTTAAGCGAGCAAACGGATTTACAAAATGCTTTAAATCTAAAAGCTCCTATTAATTCCCCTACATTTACGGGAACGGTTAGCGGAATTACTAAAGCAATGGTTGGTTTGGGTCAAGTAGATAACACAAGCGACCTAGATAAACCGATTTCTACGGCTACTCAAACGGCTTTAAATAACAAACAACCATTAGATGGTGATTTAACTTCAATCGCTGCACTTAGTGATACGTTTGGTTTACTTAAAAAGACTGCAAACAATAGCTATACGATTGACACTAACACCTATTTGACTGGTATTACGTCTAGCGATGTGACTACGGCTTTAGGATATACACCCGAGAATGTAGCAAATAAAGGAGTTAATAATGGTTACGCTTCTTTGGGTGGCGATGGCAAAGTCCCAAGCTCTCAATTGCCTAGCTACGTGGACGATGTTATCGAAGTGGCTAACTATGCCTCACTTCCATCAAATGGCGAAACTGGTAAGATTTACATTACATTAGATACTAATAAAATCTATCGCTGGACTGGTAGCGTTTACGTTGAGGTTTCAAGTTCGGCTGCCGTTTGGGGTGGCATAACTGGAACGCTATCTAATCAAACAGACTTGCAAACTGCACTAGATGCAAAGCAAGATGATTTAAACGGTACGGGCTTTGTAAAGGCTTCAGGAACGACGATAAGCTACGACAATACAACATACTACCCAGCGTCAAATCCGAACGGTTACACTACAAATACGGGAACGGTAACTTCGGTAGCCTTAACGGTTCCAAGTGCGTTTAGTGTTTCGGGTTCACCGGTAACTAGCTCGGGTACTTTAGCGATTACTGGTGCAGGTACGACGGCACAATACGTAAGAGGCGATGGAACTTTAGCAACGATGCCCGACATCTCAGGTTTTGTACCTTATACGGGTGCAACTGGAAACGTAGATTTAGGAACGCATACAATCATTGCTGCTAAGGGTACATTTTCTAGCTCAGGAAGTGGCGATACCGTAGGCATAACGCATTCAAGTGGAAGCGGTATAGCTTTAAATATTAGCAAGGCAGGAAACGGTGAGGGAATTTACGTTAATAAGACTAGCGGAAGCGGAAATGCAGCTACAATTATAGGCACATTAAACGCTACTACATTAGTAAAATCAGGCGGTACATCTACTCAATTTTTAAAGGCAGACGGTAGTGTAGATTCAAGCACCTATTTAACTTCCGCTTCTTTAAGCGGTTACGTAGATACAACGGGAGACCAAAGCATAGCAGGTCAAAAAACCTTTACTGGGTTTGCTTATTTTGATAACACAATATTTTTAAAACAAACCACTTCTATTTCTTTTATATCTGGATACAATAGTATTGCTGCTAGTAGTTCAGGGATAAGAATGGGAATTACAAGCGGTATTTCAGCTTTATTTGATTTAACAAGTTTAACTTCAAATAGAGATTATATTTTACCTAATGCATCTGGAACTTTTGCTTTATTAAGCGATATCCCATCCTTAGCTGGATACGTTGCTACAACTGGAACTCAATCAATAGGAGGCACTAAAACATTTACGTCCTACACTTTATTTGACCAAGATATTTATTTAAAGCATGACGGCACTTTGTCTGGATTTCCTGGATATAGTACAATTGCTGCAAATGCTACAAGCATTATTTTTGGTTTACCTGATTTAGTAAGCGTTGCTAATTTTGATATATCGGCTTTAACTGCTCAAAGGTATTATAACTTACCAGACGCAAACGGAATTATTGCCTTAACTTCACAATTACATAATGCGGTTACAATCGGAACTGCAAACGGTCTTTCTTTAAGCACTCAGGTTTTATCTTTAGCTTTAGCATCTACAAGCTCAAATGGTGCTTTAAGTTCTACGGATTGGAATACATTCAACGGCAAGCAAAACGCTTTAACAAATCCAGTCACGGGCACTGGAACGACTAATTACCTACCTAAATTTACAGGAACTTCAGCGATAGGTAATAGCTTACTTTACGACACGGGTAGCGTATTGCTAGTCGGTGCGACTTCGGCTTCAGATGGGCAAAGTAAATTAGAGCTAGTTTCAGCTGGCCCCGTAGGGTTAAAAATTATTAGCTCAGCAGCAAACGGAAACAATACGTTCCTATCTATTCAGTCTTCTAAAGAGTGGAGATTCTTGACTAATAGAGGGGATATATCAGGCAATCAAGGTGATTTGATTATTAGAAATAATACGGATGGCATAAATCATATTATTTTAAATCAGGATGGTGCGACTACTTTTGCTAGTACCGTTACGGCAACAGGTTTTGAAGTAGGGAACGGACAATTTTATAGAGCAAGGAGAACAAGTAGCAACTTGCTTACTGATATGATTGGTATACCTAGCGGTACTAATGATGTAAGAGTTTTAACTACTGGAGCTTTTAGTGTAGTAAGTGGCGGGTTGGCTTCATTTTTACACATTACTGATACTGGCAACGTAGGAATAGGAACTACAACAATATCTCAAAACTTTAGTGGATATACTCACTTAGATATTGGTAATGCAACAAATGGAGGTGTAGTTTTATTTTCCAATGGAACAGGAACAAACTACGGTTATATTAATGGAGCAAGTAGCGGTGTAAATATTAGGTCGGTAACTGGTGACACAACTTTTGGAAACAATATTGGTGTTCAGGTAATGAAAATTACATCAGCTGGAAATTTAGGAATTGGAACAGGTTCTCCTACTCATAAATTATCTGTTTTAAATGCTGCAAATGGAACTATCGCATCATTTACAAATGGCTCAGATGCTGACTTGTCTATTTCATTAACAAGTGGTGTAACCTTATTAACACCATCAACATCTATTCTTGCTTTTGGTACATCGTCTACAGAGCGAATAAGAATAAGTGGGGCTAATGTAGGAATTGGAACGACTGCGCCTGGTGTTAGATTTGTTAATTCAGGAGGGGCTTTAGCTTCAGTACCAACACTTGGTTCTGGTACTATTGGAGCAAATGCGATTTTATCCTCAAATGGATTATATGGATTATATACTGGAGTTGCATCTGAGGGTTGGGTTTGGCAACAAGTACAAAGAAACGATGGTGGGACTTCGGTATATCCTTTAATTTTACAACCTAGCGGGGGGAATGTGTTAGTAGGAACTACTAGTGACAATGGAATTAAATTCCAAGTTAGTGGTGACACTTATGCAACGGGTTATGTATATTTTAAAAATCAAGCAAGTTCGAATAACTTTGCTTGGTATGGCAATACTAACATTTTATTATATAATAGCGCAGTAGGTAATATAGCTTCAATTAATGCTTCAACTGGTATATATGTAGCAACTTCAGATATTAATAAAAAGAAAGACTTAGAAGAATCTAAAATCGGATTAAATGAAGTTATGCAATTAAAGCCTACTTTATACAGAATGAAAACAGATGAAACAAAAGGAGAAAAAGAACTAGGATTTATCGCTCAGGATGTTAAAGGAATTATTCCAAGTGCTTACCAAGAAAGCGGAGATTTTATCGGACTTAATTTTAATCCTATTGTAGCAGCTCTAACTAAGGCAGTTCAAGAATTAAAAGCAGAATTAGACACATTAAAAAATAAATAATATGGCATTTAACTGGGTAATTTCTCAACTAGATTCTATCCCCTCATTAGACGGAATGGACAAAGTAATTAGCACAATTCATTGGAGAGCGCAAAAGCAACACACTGAAACTATCTTTGACGCTGAAACAGAAACAAGTTCAGAGAAAGATGTGTTCACCGCTGACACTTACGGAGCTTTGGCAGTTGATGCTCCACACGAAGCGAGCTTTACTCCTTACGATGAAGTGACTGAGGAAATGGTCGAAGGCTGGCTTTCGGCTGGTTTAGATAGCGAAGCAATCGAGGCAAATTTAGATGCTCAGATTCAGAACTTTTTAAATCCTCCGATTGTGGCTTACCCTTTGCCGTGGGCGTAATTAGAAACAAAAAATATCTAATTGCGTTTATAGTGAAACAAACAACAAAAAAATGAAAATTGATTTAAACTTTGACCTAGTCGATTTAGACGGTAAGTCTATCGACAATGCCAACGCCGGCAAGCTAGTAGCTAACTCACTTGTTCAACAATCTAAGGGCGATGCTCTTAAGTTTTGGGAGTGGGCTTTAGCACTTAACAAAGGCGAGGTACTAGACTTAGACTCTAGCGACCAGGATACATTTAGAAACTTTGTAAAGGAAAACGAGAATTTCGCTATCATTGCAAAGGCGCAAATTTTACAAAAACTAAAAAAAGACTAACGTGTTAAACTCCCTTCCCGACTGGTTTGTAAATATTCTTAGCGCTTTAGCAGCGTCCGTAGGTACTTATCTTACAACTCGCAAGAAAGAAAATGTAGACATTCAGGGAGGGGAGTTATCTAACACACAAGAGGCCATAAAAATATGGCGTGAAATGGCGCAAGAAATGAGCGATAAAGTAAAAGAGTTAAGTGATAAAATCGACAATCTTACCGCCGAGGTTCATAGTCTTAAAAGCGAAAATTCTACGCTTAAATCTAAATTGAATCTTATCGATGAAAATAACCAAATTAAGCCAAAAAGGACTCGAGCTAATAAAGTCGTTTGAGGGATTGAGCCTCAAGCCGTATGTGTGCGCTGGGGGTATAAATACGATTGGATACGGAAACACGTATTATACGAACGGTAAAAAGGTTTCGCTTAAGGATAAGCCTATTACCATACAACAAGCCGAAGAGCTTTTAAAACACTCACTATCTACTTATGAGAAAGCGGTTGATTCTTTTTGCCGTGACGATATATCCCAAGGTCAGTTCGACGCTTTGGTATCTTTCGCATATAATCTAGGGACCGGAGCACTACAAAAGTCTACCTTAATCAAAAAGGTAAACGCTAACCCTAAAGACGTGACCATAGCGGACGAGTTTCTTAAATGGAATAAGGCAGGCGGTCGAGTTTTAGTAGGCTTAACACGTAGACGCCAAGCGGAGGCTAACCTTTACTTCTCATAATCATGCAAAAATTCCTTATTATTTTGGCTTGTATTGCCTTCGTTTCGTGCAAGCCTAGTAAGACTGTAACCGAGTACAAAGAACTCGTTAGAATCGATACTATACAAACCGTGAAAACAATAGAGAAATATAAAGCTTTTCACGATACTTTAACCATCGTAAGCCCTTGCGATTCTAATGGACTGCTAACAAGCTTTTATAGCAAGATAGCAACTCCACAGGGTCGGGTAATTATCCGCTCGGTAGGTGGCAATATACAAGCTCAAATCGATTTAGATTCGATGAGAAACGAGATAGAGAATAACTACCGTAACTCGAAGGTTAAATGGATAGAATACAGAGACAAGGAGGTAATTAAGTACCGCGTACCTACTTGGGTAGTCGTGTTATTATTAATCGAGTTCCTAGCTTTAGTAGCTTGGCTATATCTTAAATTCGGACTGAATGCAATTAAATAAAAAGTGGGAAGCGATTAGAGACCATTTCTACTCGACTAACCTAACGCGCGTAGACTTTGAACGCGAGAACTGGCAGACCTATGGCTTTTCTAGTCAAAAGGTTTTCCATGGTCAGATGTCTAAGTTTGACATAAGCGTAATAAAACGAAGCGAGCATTTTAAAAATACTAGACCGGCGGGTGTAATTGAGTCATTCGACCTAGACGAGTTAGATAATTTCGGTATAGAAGAGAGCATAGGCAAGGAATATACTAGCTTAAGACTCGAGGATAAGTTTAAAAAGGTGGGAATAATGAGCGACATACACGTCCCATTCCATTCTATGAGCGCTTTAACTTGCGCGATTAAACACCTAAGAGAAGAGCAGATAGATTGCTTAATCCTTAACGGGGATATTATGGACTTCTATGCTATATCTCGCCACGAAAAAGAGAAAGATTTACGCGACTTTGCTAAGGAAATAGAGATGGGCCGTAACTTTTTACAAAAGATTAAGGACCTATTTCCGACGATTCCTATCTATTATAAGATGGGGAACCACGAAAACCGCTGGCAAAGATACCTTAACGACCAGGCGGAGGAGTTTGCGCAATTACATGAGATGCAATTCGAGCAGTTTTTTAGACTCGACAAGCTTGGAATGATATACGTACCCGACTGGCAAGGCATCGAGGTAGCTAATTTATTGGTATTGCATGGCCATGAGATAATGGCTGGAGGGATGAACCCTTCGCAGTCTACGTTTAATAAAACCTTTTGCGATACTTTGATAGGTCACGTGCATAGAACGACGAGCACAATCAAAAAGAACGGGTTTAAGGAGTACTTTCATACCTATTCTACGGGGTGCCTTACTCAATTATCGCCCAAATACTACCCTTTTGCACAGCATAACAACGGCTTCGCGGTGGTAGAAATAGAGAATGGCAAAACAAAAGTTAAAAATATTATGATAAAAGACGGGAAAATTATGTAAGTTTGAATGTTTTTCATAGTTAATATAGGTTTAGAATTGTGTAATGAATGCCTCTGGATATTGTCTAGGGGCATTTTTGTTACCGTTAAATAAATAATTAAAAAAATCTTTTTTTTATTCGGTGTAATTCTATTATCTTTGTTTCAACAAACAAGGCAAACAATTCTAAACAACAAAAAAATGACTAATTTCTCAATTGGATACGCTAAAAGTTTCACAGAAAATTTCACTTTTACATTTTTTAATTCATACAAGGAAGCTAAAAATTATGTAGCTACAATGTATTCCAACAAGAACATATTTAATGTTGAAACAGATGGTAGAACTGGATTCTTAATTACTCCAAAATTTTAATTTTAACAATTCTAAACACAAACAAAATGAGAGAACACCTTAAACAAATCGACAAAAACGACATCGTAGGAGCCATCCTAATTTCATCGTTCGCCTATCTTACTTTTTACGTTATCTATTTCATTTCTAATATCTAAACTTATGAGCATCTTAAAAGCACAATTCGAAGACAAAGCCGGAGTTTATACCATGACATGGTCCTTTAACCCCGAGCTATGGAGCGTAAGAGATTTAATCCAACACGAATGCCACAAATCTAATTCTAAACTTGTAAACATTATCTCAAATGAAAAACTTAATTAAAGCACTATCGGATTTCCAAAACGAATGTCCGATTATTCACAAGGATACCAAGGGGCATAACTATACGTATGCCGACTTGCCTCAAATTTTTAGCGTAATTAATCCGCTACTAAAGAAACATAAGCTTTGCTTTACTCAGCTACTACAAGACAGCGGAATTAAGACTATTCTTTTCCACGTAGAGAGCGGAGAATCACTAGAAAGCTTTACTACTATACCGCTTGTAAAGTTAGGCGCAATGAACGATTACCAGAGTTACGGAGCGGGCGTGAGCTACTTTCGTCGTTATGCCCTATCGAGCTGCCTCGGGATTGTGACCGACAAAGACACGGACGCAGCAGGAGCACCGGTAGCCCAATCGCCTAAGTTCCGTTTAGATATGTTAGCTAACGTACACACAGAAGACGAACTAGGACTACTTTACAATTCATTTAAAAGCTCACTAACTCCAAGCGACTTAGAGGCATTCAAAACTCGTAAACAACAAATAAATAAATAACATGGGAAAGCTAATTAACTCACAGATTAACAAGTCTAAGCTAAACGGTTTAGTTCACTACACTAACAAACGTACCGGAGAGGAGTCGGTAAACATTACAATCTCTTTAAACGATGCACCGGACCAGTACGGTAATAACGCATCTATCTGGGTATCACAAACTAAGGAGGAGCGTGACGCCAAGACTCCAAAGATTTACATCGGTAACGGGAAGGTTATCTACGATTCCGATATGCCAAGACAAAACGCCCCAGAGATTCCAACCGACTTACCATTCTAGCCATGTATAAACAAGAAATGTATTTCAAATTTGAAGAGGTAGGAACTTTAAAAATATCTTACGTGCGAAGCTTTGAAACCGAATCCGAGTATAACTCTTTCATGTCTGATAGATTAGCCGAAGGCTTAGTTTATGTAGGGGAGGAGGCTATAGAAGTTCCTGTTTATCCTCAGGTTTTACGACTAGATTTAAAAAGCCCTGGTAACTCATATTATAAAGTGATAGAGCGATTCGAATCTAAAGAGGATTATTTAAGGTATTGCGATTATAAACTACTTGAAGGCTTCAAAGTTATAGGCTCGGAGCCGTATTTTAAAGAAATAGAAAATGCATAAATTAGGTAAATTAGAAAGCTACAGATTAGTGGCCGAACGCCTAAACGCTAAAGGGATTCTACCTTTTAGCGCTAGGCAATGGTCGCAGGCTTTAGTACAGCAAACGGTTTACGGGAAGGTAAACTACCCAGAGGTAATGAATGAACTTAAACAATTAATTAAAGAATATGAAAAATAGAGAAATAGTACACGTATTAAAAGCAGAGAGCGGGCGTGAAATATTCATTTTTGAAACTCGTAACTACAACTTAAAAACGGGGTCGATGTACGAGGTAGAATACAAATTCGGACAAGGTACCCAGGTAATAACTAGCAGGTTATTAGATACGACGGACGAGGATAGAACGCTAATCTTTAACCATCCCGAAATCACTAATAAGACAATCGGTATACCTAACTGGAATATTATAACCCTTACTAGGCTATGACACCAAAGCAGAAATCGGAGGAGCTAATTAAGAAATTTAAGGACGCTCAAGTTAAAATTAAGCAAAGCAAAGAGGAGGCAATAGCTAGTAGTATTCTATTTATAGAGCTGCTTTTAAACTACTCAGAGATTCAAGACGTAGACTATTGGATTGAGGTTAAGAACGCTCTTATTAATCATAACTAAAATGGAAATTATTCACTTAATAAATGAAACATATCAGGTAATTGATGCAAAAGGAAATGTTTTATTTCAAGGAAAATATCACGAATGTCAATTATTTGAAATGAAAGACAATCCTTTTTTAAAAGAATTTATTAATCTTTTTAATTCTTAGTATGGAAAAATCTAAATTTAATCAATGGCAAGACCATTTAGCAAAAGAGCTAAATAAGGACTACAAAAAGCTATACTATTCAGCTAAGTATCCGGCTAAAAAAGAGGTAAAAAAAGTTTTACTTTCTAAAAATTAGTTTTATATTTGAGAACAATAAGCCAAGAGGGTAGGAGTTCTTGGGTTATTTAAGGGTTAAAAAACCGAAGCCAGCTTTGCACTCCTACGCAGACTGGCTTTTTTTTATTTAAAAAATGGAAAACGAAGAATTTAAAAAATTGCAGTTTACTAATGTTCTTTACAAAGAAGGTTACATACAAGATTTTTTTGCTTTAACAGATAGAATACCTACAGATGAACAATTAAAAAGGTATATGAACGAGCAAGCAATGGCTAAAACTATTAGAGATATTTGCAAATCAAATTACCTCGAATGGGAAGAAAGTGAAGATGAAGATTCTATTACCTATAAATTAAAAGGAATTTATTTTAAATAACTATGGCAGCATTTCGTAAAATATCCGTAACATTTTGGGCGGATTCATTCGTAGGCGAATTAACTCCCGAGCAAAAGTATTTCTATTTGTATTTGATGACTAACGACAAGACTACGCAGTGTGGTATCTACGAGACTTCGATACGAAAAATATGTTTTGATACGGGATACAATTCCGAAACGGTTCAAAAGCTACTAGATTTCTTTGAGCAAAAGAACAAGATTAGATTCTCAAAGGAAACCAACGAAATAGCTTTATTAAACTGGGTTAAGTTCAACGACTCAAATTCCCCCAAAGTTTTGGCCTGTGTAGAGAAAGAGCTAAAGCAGGTCAAAAATAGAGTATTGATACAGTATCTATACAGTATGGATACAGGTCCACAAGAAGAAGAAGAAAAAGAAGAAGAACAAGAAGAAGAATACCAACAAGAAGAAATTTTGTCTTTTAGGGACGAGCTATTTAATAGGTGGTTTACTTATAAGAAAGAAAAAAAATCTAAGTACACCCCTACCGGAATCAAACAATTATACCGAACTTGGGAGAACAAATCCGACCAAGAGCTAGAAGAGGCGATAAACAATTCAATCGCTAATAATTACCAAGGAATATTCGAACCTAAAAAACAATACAATGGAGCTACAACAAACGAACCGAAACTCGGAACTAGCGCAGCCAGAATGGAAGCCATTAAAAATTGGTAATGCCTCCGCTAATATTATACTACAAGCGCAGAGCACCCAGAGTTTACGTGTAAGACACGAAGAGGACCTTAAGCAAGTCTTACGCTATGCCATGGTTTTAGTAGGTCTTAGAGGCAATAATATGCCTACCGAAGAAGAGAAGTTTGTCTTACTAAATTTTATCCGTTCAAACTTTGGGAATCAAACACCGGAAGAGATTAAGCTAGCCTTTGAGTTAGCCGTAAGCGGTAAGCTAGGTATAGACGCTAAATGCTACGAGAACTTTTCTTGCGAATACTTTGGCCGAATTATGAAAGCCTATATCGATTACGCTAGACAAGAGACTCACGCCATCCCAAAAGAGATAGAGGAGCCTAAAGCAATACCAAGCGACGCGGATTTAAAGATGGCAGCTATTAACTCGGCAAATATGTATAGCCAGGAAATGATTAGATGCCAAGAAAGAGGCATTAAAATGAACTGGATAGCCGGTGGCCTTCACGTTCTCTACGACTATATCGTAAAATTTGGAATCTACGAGGCTAGCTCAGACGATAAAAAGAGAATTTATGCCACACTTGTAAACAAATTCAATGACAAAGATGAGTTAATTATAGCTTGTAAGGCCCAATGTTACAAGGAGTTTATCGAGAATATGGCAGATTTTAAAGCGTACTTAACCGAGGAAGGTAAAATAGAGCCTATTGACTAATGGCACACCACGACAAAATTTTAGAACACAGAACGGATTGCCCACATTGCGGACACAAATGGAGCTCAGATTTTTTACTAGACCAACTAGATAAGCAAAACAAAGGCTCGTTAAATATGAAATGTTTTTGCGGAAATAGAAACGTAATAAGAGAAAACGTAAACGGATGGGTAGTACTATACAAGTATAAAACTAGGATTAGAAAACCTAAAGAACTTATGAGAATAACATCCAGCGGAGGCGTATATTTAGAAGGCAAACTAATTGAAGAAGAGTTACTGAAAAAGGTTTTTGGGGGTATGTTAAATCAATTAAAAAATTTATAATAATGAAAGCAAAATCAGAAGTATTTAATATGGATTGCATTGAGGGAATGAAACAATATCCAGATAATTATTTTGAGCTGGCTATAGTAGACCCACCTTACGGGAACATAGATGCAATAGGACTTATAGATAATAAAAAAAATAATTTACAAGCTACTAAAAGAAAAAATTACAAACTTTTTGAAAATATAGCTCCAGATAATGAGTATTATATAGAGCTTGAAAGAGTAAGTAAAAATCAAATAGTTTGGGGTGGTAATTTTTTAGGTTTATGCGGTGGAGTAATTGTGTGGAATAAAAATGGTACTGCTTTTGGCGAAGCTGAAATAGCAATATGTAGCACTCATAAAAGTGTTAAAATTTATGAATTTACTTGGAACGGGATGATTCAAGGTAATATGAAAAATAAAGAAAATAGAATACACCCTACACAAAAACCAGTTCAACTTTATAAATGGATATTGAGTAACTACGCTAAAGAAGGCGATAAAATTTTAGACACCCACCTAGGAAGCGGAAGCTCTAGGATTGCAGCATACGACTTAGGATTTGAGTTTACTGGGTTTGAATTAGACCAAGACTATTTTAAAGCAAGCGAGAAAAGATTTAAACAGCACACAGACCAGCTAACCCTATTCTAATGATAACTATACTAGGTCAAGTACCCAGCAAATCAAACGGATATAAAATAGGCAATAATCGGCTTTATAAATCGAAGGAGCTAAAAGATTATGAGAATAGATTCTCTTGGTTATACGCTTTAGCACAAGGCAAACCAAGTGAACCTTTAAAAGAAAAGTTTAGCATTACGATTCACGTTTATTTTCAGTCAAACCGAAGCGACCTAGATAACGCAGCGAAAATAATACTAGACTGCCTTCAAGCGTGTAAGATAATAGAGAACGATAGACTATGTCATGAGTTACACATGGTTAAGTATATCGACAAAGAAAACCCTAGAATCAAATTTGAAATAATCATACTATGAATTTTAATAACGATTTTAAGTTCGATTTAGAGTTCGGCCAGTTAGATGGCGAGACTTGGTTTCATGAGCTAGTAACTAACAAGAAAGTAGAGGTTAAAAGCGATAGAAGAACCGTAGAAACTGGAAACGTTTATATAGAGTATTGGTCACGAGGTAAGCCAAGTGGAATATCAACAAGCCAAAGCGATTTCTACGTTTACAAAGTGGCAGAAGACAAAGCTATTTTAATATCGACTAGTCAGCTAAAGAAAAAGCTAAAGCAATTAGTCGAGGAAGGGAAGGCTAGAAAGGATGTAAAAGGCGGAGACAATAACACAAGCCTAGGAATTTTGTGTAAACTAACAGATTTAATATGCTAACTGAAAACCAAATTAAAGCTATCGAATGGATAGAGGCTCAATTACTTAAACCTAACGAACGATTTATGCTTAAGCAAGGGATTTATATTAACGACTTGCATTCGTGTCTTAAATCGCAAAAGGAAAGGATTCTATTTGGTATAGACCCACTGAGAAGATTAGCATTTTTACGAGTGAGAGAAATTAAAAACTATTTAAACGAGCAAGCAAAATGAAAAAGAACACAATTTTAAGTTTTAAAAATTATTTATGGTATGCACGAGTATATAAATTAGCCATTCATAAATTATTAAAGTAATGTTAAGCCAAGAAGACAAAGACAAAGCCCTAACATATTTTACGATGTGCCAGGCTTTAATCCATATTATCGAGGATGAATGGATAGGAAACCCAGCGAATAGGCAAAGGGTTAAGTCTATAACAAATCAGCAACTAAACGAACTAAATAAGGTGGTAGAAATACTATTACCTCGGGGAGATTATAGCGAGCAAGGTATGAAAGTGACCGAGCAGTTTGTAGAAGCAGCGGAGGCAATGATATTCTTTTATAAAATCGGTGTACAAATGTCTCGACTCGATGACACGAAGCGAGAAACTTTGAATACCCAGATGAACATTTTGCTAAAATCCTATGAAATAAATGCTTAGAAATTTTGAATAATCATTTTTTTTCATTAAACTTTGCGAAACTCAAACGGAATGAACTACGTAGAACCTCACGAAAAGCTTAGTTTAGTCAATCACCCTAAGCACTACCAAGGCAAAGGCATCGAAGTTATAGATATTATTGAGGCGTTCGAGCTTAACTTCTCACTAGGCAACTCAATCAAATATATTTTAAGGGCGGATAAGAAAGGAAATAAAAAGCAAGACCTCGAGAAAGCCATTTGGTATTTGAACAACGAGCTTAATAAATTTAAAGGATGAAACCAGACGAGAGAGCAGCTTCGCTAATGAATAACGCTTATTACTTTACGGGTAATAAGATGTTTGCTAGGGAGCTTTGCCTTTATATTTGCGGTATGTTTGGTGAGTATTGTCATAAACCTGACGATAAGATTTACTGGAAATTAGTAGCCGAAAATATTTACCTACTCTAATGGACCACATATTTTCTAGGCATAAGCACTGGGTCTCAATGGTTA